AAAGATTAACCACTCATCAAGTCTGTCCTCAATGTAATGTTGTAAATCAAAACTTAAGTCAGTTAGATAGTCTGCATAGTACTTAGTGTGGTCCACTTTTTTAGAAAGTGTCTGCCAATCTTTAGGCAATCTACCACTAAAATCTCCAATGATTTCATTTTTAATTCTCTCCACTACAATAAGAGTTTGTTTTCTAACCATTGGCATACTAAGGTGAAGATAATGCTCTTCCATAGCTTGTAAGAAATCATCTTTGTCGATGACATCTTTTTCTAAAGCATCAAGATTAAACTTTAATGCTTCCATAAATTTACTCATAATTATATGTATTAAGTTAAACAATGACTCCCAGATGTCTGGGAGTTTCGTAGGTGTTAAAACCTTTACTCTTCAGATTGTTCTTTCTCTACAAAATCAAACTTCTGTCTTAAGTCACCCTCTACACATTCTTTAGGGAATAACTCTTCCATTAGTTTTTTCTCATCACCAAACATGTACTGAGTTCCATGCTTTCTTATCTCTTCGGCTTTTCTATCTCTCATCCAAGAGTCCTCAAGTAAGACACTATATGTTTCATAACTTATGTCTTTCCATTTACTATTCTTTGCATCAATTTCATCCCACAAAGTATCATCGGCATAATCTCCTTCTATTGAGATTGAATCACCACTCCAAGAGCCAATTAATAGACTATGTGAACTTAAGTCTCCACCTCCTCTTCCATTGCCATTAGCAAGTAGAATTGATAGTCCTTGTAAAATTCCCACTCCAGTTGAAGTGAACTCCATTAATTTAGCACCATTGCCAAATGTATAAGGAGTCAAATACTCCTTTTTTGTTTTGTTTATTACTTTATAATATTGTCCCATAATTATTGTTTTTGATTTAAGATGAATTCATTTAATAGTTCTTTGTTGCTTTGGTCAAGCATCATGTAGAATCTGTAAAAGAGTTCTGTTCCACTCATACTTCTTACAAGTGGATTAGAACACTCTTTTCTTGCCTTAGTTAATTGTGTAACCAAGGTATCCCATTTATCTTGTAGGTGGTTTGCAAGTAATGGATTGTCTGTCCAGACTCTATCAATAAAGTCATAGTGAAAATTGTTAGCATAGTATGTGAATGCTACAATTGGGTTTTGTTTTGTTTTAGTGTGTGCCATAGTTATTTATGTTTTTTAGTTAAGTTAGTCACCATGTGTGCCATCATTTTAAAATGGTTGTCAAGTGGATTGCTAAGTGGAGAATTTTTGTCTTCATTTCCATCCTCATCCAAGTGGATAATTGGAGATGAATTGTCAAATTCCCAGGATAGATCTTCCACAGCTTTGGGTGTAATTTTGAGATATAAATCTCTAGTTTCTTCATCACTATCATGACTATCAAGGTAGTGTTGAAATACTTTGTGAATGATTTTCATTTCACTTTCAGTGTAGTTCATAGTTTATTAAATTTAATTATCTGCATTATTGCATTGAGATTAGGAGAGGAATCGAACCTCTCCATGTTCCAAACTAATCTATAGTGTATAGAGTACCGACTCTTTAATGTAGTCATCTCTATATTGGTGTACATCAAGATGCATCATTGCACCACCATCATTACCTTCATCATCAGTCTGAGGAATTAAACAAGTCTTATCATCTAACCATAATGCAAGTGGTGATTTGTTCCATCCAAATTCTGCACATTCATTTGGTGTAAGGTGTCTGACATTTACAATCTTTCTACCTACTAGATGAGTAAAGTTTGCCCTATGCACATTGTGAGGTAGGTTGTCGATTGCTCTTTGTTTAGCTTTCTTATTGTCTCTAATCTCTTTGTTTACTTCATTAGGAACTCTACCATATTTAACTCCTAGACTAGTTATAATATAAGAGTTTTTAGATTCTTTAATAAGTAATCCATCAGTTATCCATTCTCCAATATTTGCATTGTAGTAACCTTGCTTACTGATAAACTTCTTTGGATTCTTTCCTTGAGCAATCCATACTTGTTCTCTAATGTCTTTTAGAGTAAAAATTTTACCATCAAACTTATCTGCTAAGTTGATGAAGATTTGTTGTTTTATTTTCATGATGTAATTGTTTTAAAGGTTATAAATAATATTCCGATACAGTCCATGATTATTAAGAAATAAACAAGACTTGCTACTATAGGGTTTGTTTCTTCCCAAAGTTTAATTATAAAGTATTTCATAGTTATAGGTTTAAAGGGTTAATGTTAATGTCAAGTGCATCACTCATTGTATGCACATTCTCGATAATAATAGTTAATTCTTCCATTGTATTTAATTTAATTAAGTTAGATATGAGAGGTAAGTCACTGACTATCAGTGAGTTAGATGTAAATTGTGTGTATTGTGTGTCTCTCATGAGATAAATATACAATAAATATCTAATATATTACTAATACTTTGCTAATACTTTTAGACTAGGAGAAACAATTCTCTTTAATACTTATTGCAAATGATTGTTGTTTAATATTTAATTCATTAATCATAGTCAAGTGTGAAATGATAGTTGACTTTTGTTTATGTTTTGTTTAGTTATAATTCAGTCGGTGAGGGGGTTAAGGGAAGGCTCTCTGTCTCTTCTCTTTTGTTTAACCAATTGAAGAGGGAAGGCCATAGATAGTGGAGGAGGAGTCATGTATACACCTAATTAACAAGGGATGTGATAGGTAACACCTACCTAGTACCTAGCTATGTCATACTAGGGTAGGCAAATTCTGAAAAAATCTGAAAAAAAAAGTTGAAATCCTTTTTTGACCTAAAAAAAATAATGACTTTCTGTGGGGGCGGGGTGTGTGTATAAGCACTAATAACCCTCAACCTCTATATATCTAATAACTCAAAAAAATTTTCAGTATCTTTACTATCTAAATTTATAGCTATGAATAATTCTGATTACATTGATGGGTTGTACGTTAAGAACGGAAGACTTATAAATGAACGACCAAACAGTATGACTGGTATTCAAAAAGCAGTATCTATTAAACGATCAGTAACTAACGATCGTAAGATAAATCAAGTTGCAGAAGCGATACAGTTAGCTGAAAATAAAAAGAACTTTAACGAACTTAATTTCTAAAAATATTTTCTGTTTTCTTTTTGTTTAAATTAAGAGGTTTAGAAATAGATCTCTTTTTTTTTGCATTGTGTATAATAACTGACACAAGTATGACAATCTAAATTTAAAATCGACATAAGCTAACTAACTGATTATTAGTACTTTTATTATTATAATTATTAATAATGTCGATAATGTCGAAAAAAATACTATTATAAAAATAAAAAAAAAGTAAAGTACAGTAAAATATATATAGAGTGTATAGTAGCAAAAAACATTGTCATTTGACATTTTGCTTTTTCACAAATTATACTATCTTTGTTTAGTAATCTAATTTAATTTAATCCAATGAGTGCACAAGGCTATATACCCAAAGACCTAACTTTTGATGAAGAAGGTCGTAAACAATTAATCCAAGGAATTACTGCAATATCTAAAGCTGTTAAAAGTACGCTTGGCCCACGCGGTCAGACTGTATTAATAGAATCTCCCGATCATGTTGGTGGAATTACAGTAACTAAGGATGGGGTAACTGTAGCTAAGTCTATATTCTTAGACAACCCAATAGAAAACCTAGCCATACAAATGATGAAGGATGCAGCGACTAGAACTGCTAACTCTGCAGGTGACGGAACAACTACTGCAATAGTATTAACTGAAGCTATAGTAAATGCAGGACAAGAACTTTTAAAAGAAGACCATAACATTACTGAGGTTATTAAAGCAATCAATAAACATTGCGATAAAATAATTAGTATGTTAGAAAAAGATGCCAAGAAGATTACTCCAGAAACCCTGCTAGATGTTGCAACAATATCTGCCAACAACGACAAAGAGATAGGTAAGATAATATCTGATGCCTATAAAAAAGTTGGTGCTAATGGGATAGTTACTGTAGAAAAATCACAGAACCACGAGACATATGCTGAGGTCACTAATGGTATAAAAGTAGATAGAGGATACTCCTCACCTATGTTTTTAAATAATCATCGTAAAGATGAGTGTGTGCTTGAAGATGTCTTGGTGTTAGTGTGCGATATTGGTATTGATAACATCCTACAAATTGAGAATGTATTGAAACCAATCATACAACAAAATAAAAAATTACTAATCATAGCTCCATGTTCTGACAATGTAGTCAACACTCTTGCGGCCAATGTGGTTCGTAATAATTTAAAACTCTGTACTATTCTGCCTCCACAGTTTGGGTATAAAAGTCATGAGCTGATGCAAGATATAGCATTCGCGGTCGGAGCAAAAATATTTTCAGAACAAACTGGAGATGATTTGAGTTTAATAAACATGAACGATCTGGGACATGTAGATAAAATAATAGTTGGTAAAGATTCAAGTGTGTTGATTAAAGATGCAGACATAAGCGAAGCAACACTAAACAGAATAGAAGAACTTAAAGAACAACAAAAAAACATGACAATTAAAAGCGATAAAGATTTTATAAACGAAAGAGTTGCAAGTCTAGCTGGAGCTATTGGGTGTATATATGTTGGAGCTAATAGCGACGTTGAGCAAAAAGAAAAATTTGACCGAGTCGATGACTCGGTATGCGCGGTGCGCAGCGCCTTACAAGAAGGCATTATTCCTGGCGGAGGACTAGCACTATTTAATTGTGCACAATTTTTAAGGGAATATATTAAATCCTACAAGCCATTTCAAAACGAGCCTAACATACAAGTAGCTGGTGAGATATTATCACAAGCAATACAAGTTCCATTGAAACAAATTATTATTAATGCAGGGAAAGATGTGGCTGAGATAATTAGTAAATTCAAACACATGGGGGGTAATATAGGATACGATGTAAAAAATGAAGATGTAGATGATATGTATGTGTTAGGTATAATCGATCCACTAAAAGTAACTAAGAACGCACTGGTTAATGCAGTGTCTGTTGCCACTACAATACTTTCTACTAATGCAATCATAACACATAAACGAGCATGATCCCTATAAATAAATACATAATTATTGACACTATTGAAGAAGAAATAAAAACAGACTCTGGACTGTTATTGTCTGCAAACGACATAAAAGACTTTAGATATAAAAAAGGGAAAGTTGTTAAGCCAGGGACAAACGTAAGTGATATTAAAGAAGGGGACATGATTTATTACGACAAAATGTCTGGATATACTATGATAATAAACGACACACAGTATACTATAATTCTTGAGAGAGATGTCGTTGTTGTTTTATAAAATCATTCATCTCAATAATCGTGTTTCGGTAAACCTTATCCATGTAAGATGCATCGTTTCTGAACAAAGGATTAGAGTGTGCAGTCTCCGCAATCTCCTCACCATTTAATTTTTTATAAATCATTGTTATGATGCGTTTAGCTTTGTAAGTTAGCTCGTAAAGTGTAGCCTTGTTACCCTCTCTTTTTCTCCAAACATGAATCCAATCATCACGAAGAAGCCTTGCAAACCTAGGATATTCCCAACTCATAACCTCTTCATACTTTTTAAACTGTTCTTTGTTAAATATATCCTCACTGTATAGAAACAATAACATCTCAAGATCAGGTGTAGATAATTTATACTTAGCCTTCACCCAATATCTTATGACTCTCCAGTATTTTAAATAGTTGTGTGATGGTGTAATTCTTGATGTTGCCTTACGCTGATAAACGCCTTTAGATTTCATTAAATTAAAGTTACTATATTTGTAAATATAATTATTTTAATAATAAAAATTATGGCTAAGAAAAAAGTAGTAAAAAAAGCAGCTCCTAAAAAAGTTGCAGTTAAATCGCCAAGTGTAAAGAAAGAAAGTAAAAGAGTTATTATCTAATAATGGCTGTAAATAATTTCGTATCTTATTTGTCGAAAGGTAAAAAGAAAAGACCTGGTGTTCACAGCAAGAATGCTTCGCGTAGTCAAAACGCCTACAAGAAGTCTTATCGTGGACAGGGTAGATAAAAATTAATTTAAAAATTATGATGAACAAAAAACCAATGCTAAACGCAGTACAAAAGCCAAAGATGGCTTACATGAAAAAACCTAAGTTAAATAAAGGGTTTGATTCTTTACCAAAAAAAGTGCAAAAAAAAATTCTGAAGAAAAAATAAATGTCATTTAAGTTAAAAAATACTTACGAGATGTTTGGGTACAATAAAGAATTTAGTAATGGTGATAGACTTGTTACTGAAAAAAAATTACCTAAAGATGTTTATGGTCAAATAAATCCTAATGGAGTTATAGAAATAAACAAAGATATTTCGGACAAGAATAAAAAACGTGCAGTTGCACATGAACAAATTCATTTAAATCAAATGAACGAAGGTAGATTACGATACGATCATAACAATTATTATTATAGAACTAGTAATGTTTCGCCAATACAAGTTATACCAGTGTCAGAAATAAACACTAAGGATAGAGATTTACCTTGGGAAAAACACAGTTAAATTAAAATAAATATTATGCCCAATAAAGATTACAACAGTATTAATTTTAAAAATAAAGACATAGATAAAATTATATCCAAAAGAAAAAGTGTAAAAAAAATTAAAATGAAACCCAAAGGAGTTTCAAAAACTGCATGGACAACGGTTGGATTAAATACATATCCCAAAAATATGGATCATTTAAAAAAATAAATATTATGCCAGGAAAAAATAAACGTACCGTAACACTTACTAAAACAAAAAGAAGTGGAAAAGTTGTAAAAAGAAAAATAACTCATAAAGCAGCTGTAAGAAAAATAAAAAGAAGAGGTGGAACAATTCCACCAAACACTAGTACACAGACATTAACAGGAATAGGAATTGATAAAAGAAACTCCTATGGTAGAAGTAAAAAAAGATAAATCATGGCTAGAAAAAAGAAAATGAAGAACCCATGTTGGAAAGGTTTTATTGCATATGGAATGAAGATGAAGAATGGAAAAGAAGTTCCAAATTGTGTTCCTAAGAAAAAGAAATAATTATGCCTATAGCAAGAACCACAGGCAAAGGAGGTAACTACAGAAAAACATCATCTGGTGCGGGTATGACTGCTAGAGGGGTGGCTGCATACAAAAGAGCTAATCCTGGTTCAAATCTCAAAACAGCTGTAACTGAAAAGAAACCTAGCAAGATGAGATCAAAAAGAAGAAAGTCTTATTGTTCTAGGTCTGCAGGTCAAATGCGTATGCACAATATAAATTGTTCTAAGACTCCAGACAAAAGAATTTGTGCAGCACGTAGACGCTGGAGATGTTAAATAAAAATTATGGCAAACAAAAAAAAAGATCCTGAATATATTAGATTACGTTCCACAACTAAGTCTAATCAAAAAATGGGTAAGAAAAAGAAAAGTAAAACTGTTTCTGAATCTTCCAATACACCTGCTTACGGGAATAAGCCAAATGTTTCGTATAGAAAAACTACTACAAAAACTAAAGGAAATAAAACTACACAAAAAAGTAAATTCAAACAGGTAAGTGAAAACGATGGTGAATTTACTAAATATGTTTCTAAAACCAGAAACGGTAACAGAAGAGTAAGAACAAAAAAAATATCTGCAAGTAGGGCGGAAGGAATAGCTAGAAGGTTGAAGAAAAAATATAAATAAAATATTAGTATATTTGTATATATAAATTTTTTAATTATGAAAAAACAAGGATATAATTCAAGATTAGATGAGTCTTTAGGTGCTAAGCATGGAAAAAAATCTCAGTCTTTTAAAGACCGTAGAGATGAATCAAAAGCCATGTCTAAAAAAGAGTACGGACATTCTTATGGAGGTGACTCTGGAATGTCATACAGACATACATCTAGTTGGAAAACTCATGGTCATTTAAAGTAATGGCTAAAAACTTTATACAAAATGTTTTTCAAGGAGCAAAACGAAGAGGAACTCTTGGTGATTGCACAGGAAAAAAATTTGGTAGTAAGAGTTGTCCAGTAGGAAGTAAAAAATATAATTTTGCAAAAACAATGCGCAAAATAAATAAAAAGTAATGGCTAAGAAAAAAATAAAGTTAGTTAATAAAAAAATTTCAAAACAAAATCCTCCAACTGCAGGGTTTGTAGAGTGGCATGATAGATCACAAGAAATTAGAGACAGAATGGCCGCAAGACAGGTTGCATTAGCAAAAGAGTCAAAAAAGAAAAAATAAAATGGGCAAGTTATTAGTTAAGATAGGGCATTGGATTCAAAAAGTTTGGAAAAAACTTTTATGTAAATGGAACTGGTTAGTATCAAAACTAATAATAGATGTTAAAGAATGTCCAGTCGCACAGTGTGTTTGTAAAAAATAATAGTTATGAAATCAAGAGGCATAGGCGATAGTATAGAAAAATTTACCAAGGCTACTGGTATAAAAAAAGTAGTCGAAACAGTAACGAAAGGTGACTGTGGTTGTAATAAGCGTAGAGATACGTTAAACCGTATGTTTCCTTACGATAGATAAAGAGATTTTTAACCCTCTAAATAAAATAAAATGGCGTATCCTAAAATTACCGTTAACACGGGACAAGCACTTGCGGTTATAGCAAGTGACACAATACCAATACCTTCACCAAATGCAGTTCAATTATCAGGAACAACTTCTGCCACGACAGCTAACAAGTTAGTTGCGGTAGGATCTGATTTCAGTAGTGTAATTGTTGGAGACATTGTATATAACACAACAGACAACACTGTTGCAACCGTAACAGCAATAGATAGTTCTACAATACTATCCATTTCGGCAGATATATTTACATCACCTGAAGGTTTTATTGTATTTCAAGCTGGACCACACTTTGAGGTTCGTATAGACTCATCAGCTGGGTGTTTGCTATATGTTGGAAGTAGTGAAGCTTCAATGGATGTAGCAAAATCATATGTAGATGTTAAAGTTAAAACAGTGGCTGGAAGCATAGTTACATTTAGTAATTTTCCAGTAGGAGAATACTTACCAGTTCAAGTATTACAATTATATGCTACTGGGACTGATGCTGGAGCAGATAATAATTGTGTAGCAATATGGTAAATAAATTTAATTACACACAAACAAATAGTTTGTTAAACGATGAGATAGTATTTAATTACATATATGTAACAAAATAATAATAATGAAAAAATTCAATCCACAAAGTAGATTTAGTTTAACTATAAAAGAACTTATAACTGGTGCACTTGGATTAGGTTCATTACTTGCAGTTTTTTTTACTCTTAAAGCTGATATTGCATTAGCTAAACAATTACCACTACCAGAAGTTACAAAAATAGAATTATCTTATAAAGATGAGTTAATTAAAAATGATTTTGAAAATATGAAAGAAGATATTTCTGATATTAAAGATGACATAAAATATATAAAAGATTATATTATAAAAAATAAAAAATAAACATGGCAACAAAGATAGGTGAAGATACTAACGTACAGCTGGATTTAAAAACAATCGGCATAATTATAGCAGGAACAATTTCTTTAGCTAGTATGTGGTTTACTTTACAAAGTGATATAACAGAATTACAAAGCAAAATAGATAATTTTTCTGGAGATGAGTTTGTACAACAAATGGAATTTAAATTCAAAGATGAGTTGATACGTTCGAACATTGTACAAATTGATAAACTCACAGAAAACATAAAAGAAGATGTTGAAGAAAACAAAGAGGCAATAAAAGATTTAGAAGATAAAGTTTATAAAAAAAGATGAAAAATTTAATATGTGTTTTTTTTGTGTTTTTTTTGTGTTTTACAAATGCACAAGACTTAACATTAATGCATATAAATGCAAAATGGAATCAACCTAATAACTTTGATTTAAAAGGTGTAAAAAATTGTAAAGTAAGGTATGCGTTATTAGAAGATCAAGTCCCATCACTAAAGGCACAAATAAAATCTGTTCCAATAATTATTTTATTAGATAAAAACGGAAAACCACGAGGGCAATGGGTGGCTAACTTAAGTTTCAAAATAACCGCAACCAAAGAAGAAATACAAGACAGAATAAACGAAGTTGCTAAAGAGTAATTAAATGAGAAATATAGATAAAATTATCGTGCACTGTTCAGCAACTCCTAAGGGAAAACATTTTAGTGCCGATACTATAAAGAAATGGCATTTAGAAAGAGGCTTCTCAGATATCGGTTATCACTACATTGTCCATATTGATGGAAGTATGGAGTATGGAAGAATGGTTAATGTTCAAGGTGCTCATTGCAAGGGAGAAAATAAATCTAGCATCGGAGTATGTTATATTGGAGGGATGGATGAAGGCATGAAGCAATGGGAAGACACGAGGACTGAAGAACAGAAATCTACACTTTTAGATTTATTAAACTTATTAAAAAAATTTCACCCTAATGCAGAAATATATGGGCACAGAGACTTTTCTACAAAAGAATGCCCAAGTTTTGATGCAAAGGAAGAATATAAATATTTAACATGAAAAAATTATTTGCAAAAATGTTTGGTGGAGCAGGAGTCTCTATCGCAGAAAAATTAGGCGGAGTAGTTGATAAATTTGTTAGGACTAAAGATGAAAAGGCAGAGTTTGAAAAACAAATGACGGAGATTTTTATGTCTCATGAATTAAGTTTAGAAAAAGAAATCACATCACGTCATGCCGCAGACATGCAATCAGATTCATGGCTCTCGAAGAATATACGTCCCTTACTTACTATTTTTAGCTTAATATTATATACATTATTTGCTATCTCAGATGGTAATATAGGTGAGTTTAATATAGCAAATCAGTATGTAGATTTGCTTGGACAAATTGTAATAATGAGTTTAGGTTTTTATTTTACTTCTCGAGGTATTGAAAAAACTGCAAAGATTTGGAGGAAATAAAACAAAGCAAAAGATTTATTAACTTTGTTAAAATAAATTATTATGGCAAGAATTAGTACTTACCCGTTAGACACTAAATTAGTTGGCTCCGATTATTGGATTGGATCAGACGCTAATAGTAGTTTTGCTACTAAAAACTTTACTATTGAGTCTGTAGCTAAGTTTATGAATAGGGAGGCTGTTCAATCACAAGCCATAAGATTTGTATATACCAATACAGTTCCTGTGCAAGATGGAAGTTTATCGTTTGATCCACAAGGAAATGACAATGTATCATTTTCTGGAATTACTGGGTTTAAAATAAGCAAGTATGCATTAGTAGAGCCAACTACAGATATTTCTGGATATTATGAAACTGGATTGTTAGGAGCTGATGTTTTAGTTACACAATGTGATGACATATCTAAGTGGGCTATTTTCACATGGAATTCTGCAACAGTAGATGCAAGTGGAAATTTTTACGACATAGTTGTTACTCACAAGAACAGTCAAAATGGCTTAACAGCAAACAAAGATTATTTTATATCTTTGCTAAGTATTCCAGGTACATCTGATGCAAACTTTACATTTGCATTAACTGGCTCAAACCAATATACTGTTGTTCATGGTTTAAACAAGATTCCATCAGTAACAGTTTTAACAGGAACAATTGCGAGTCCTGGAGTAGAAATTTTTTGCGATGTTGATTTTGTTGACAATAATCAAGTAACATTAACATTTGCACAACCTGCAAACCCAGGATTTACTGGAGTTGTAACATTTAATTAAAATAAAAAATTATGGCAATAAAATATTTATCTAATATTAATCTTGATAATAACGAGTTAAAAAGCTTTATTGTCGATAATCAATCATCTAACCCTACTGGACTAGCGGGCGAAGGACAATTAATTTATAGAACAGATACTAATGAGTTATACTATCACACTGGTAGTAATACATGGGTTGCCATATCCTCTGGTATGGTTACATGGATTTTATCAGCAGATTCTGGATCTGATCAAACAATAAACAACGGAGAAACTGCTACGATAAATGGAGAAAGTGGATTTATAACAACAACAGTAGGCGCAACTAGAAAGGTTGAAATTACTATGGATGATAATGCACCTAGTGCTGCAGCAGGCACAGTCGCATTTCCAACTAGTATTGGTTACAATAAAAAAGGACAAATTACAGCAGTTACTGCTGGCACACAACCAGTAACTAGCTTTACTATATCAGATACTGTTTCTCCTGCTGCCGGTACACAAACTGTAGAAAACGGAAATACAATAACATTCGCACACAATGTTGGATTAACATCTGTAGTGTCAGCTACAGACACTGTAACATATAATTTAAAACTAGATGACTTACCAGATATGACTCAAGCTTGGGTTAACACTGATGAGTTTATTGTATTAGATGGTACAGCGCAAAAAAGAAAAGCAAGTAGTGAAATTCCTCTTAACCTATTAGGATTGCCTGGTGCAAATTTAGATATTAATACAAATAAACTTGTAAATGTAACAAATCCTACAGATGCACAAGACGCAGCTACAAAAGCATATGTTGATGCTGCTGTAACTGGACTTTTAGAATTTAAAGGAGGTTTTGATGGTAGCACAGGTAAAGTAACTGGTACTACTGATTTTCTTGATAGCAGAGGAACACAAATTGCATGTGCAGTTGGTGACACTTATGTAGTAACGACAGCTGGTACATTTTATACAGAAACAGTCGAAGTTGGTGATACATTAATTTGTCAAACCGCAACTGCAGCTGGGGCGGGAGCATTAACTGACTGGATTACAGTTCAAAATAATATTGGAATAGCAACAGCAACAACAACTGGAGTTGTAAGTATTCCAACCGCAGGAGGCCTTTCGGTAACTGCTGCAGGTGCTGTGTCTATAGCCGATCAAACAGGTTTAACCGCTGCAACATATGGAGATGCCAATACAGTTGGACAATTTTCAGTCGATGGAAAAGGGGTAATTACTGGAGCAGCTGATGTTGATATAGCAATAACCGCATCTCAAGTAACAGACTTTTGTACTGAAGTTCAATCTTGTGTAGGAACAAATTTAAATTATGCAGTTGACATTGGAGATGGTTCAACTAACCCTATTATTGTAACTCATAACTTAGGAACACTAGATGTAATTGTACAGTTAGTATTAAAGTCTACTGGCGAAACAATTTATGCAGATACAGTCAGAAACAGTACAACACAAGTAACTATAACTACTACAACAACTTTAGCTACTGCTGAAGCTAGGATTTTGGTAACCGCTGTGTAAAACATTAACTTTACATACATGGCGTTAAAATTCTTAAGTAGCGGAGACATAGATGGGGAATTTAAAATAGAAGTAGCTGGACCAAAGCTACAATTAAAACCCACTACTCAAAACAATGCATCTGTTATAGAATTAGGAGTATTAAATGCAGGCACTAATGCATATGCAAAAATAGATGCAATCAATCTTCAAAATTATGACACTAATTTAAGGTTTTATACAAATGCTGCCGGCACTACTGCACAAGTAGAAAGAATGAGGATAGGCTCATCTTTAATTTCATTTCCAACAATCACAGAGCTTCGCGGGGACATAGGATCTGCTAAGTTTGCTGTTGGCAATATGGGAGATGCATCTAGTCAAATGATGGTGTCATCAAGAGGTTTTATAACTTTTAATGTTAGTAATACTGGAAGCGGACTAGATGCGCTTGAAAGATTAAGAATTACATCTACAGGTGCAATATCTGTCGGCTCGACAGGAACCAACTATGGTTCATCTGGTCAAGTATTAACATCTGGTGGTAACTCTAATCCTACATGGACAACTCCAACAACAGGAACAGTTACTGGCACTGGAGTTGCAACAAGAGTGGCTTTTTGGTCATCAACTACTGCATTAAGCAGTAATGCAAATTTGTATTGGGATAACACAAATAGTAGGCTAGGTATAGGTGTATCACCATCATATAAATTACAAATTTTAGAAACTGGAGGTGCAACTACGAATATTGGAGTATACTCAAACGTGCAAGGAAACGGCACAAACAATTATTCTTTTTATGCAGATGCCACACAAGGAACTTCTACAAATTTTGCTTTTTATGCTGCTTCAGGAAAGTCAGCATTTTTAAATGACGTTGGAATAAATACTGATGCACCTACTGAAAAACTAGAGGTAAAAACAGGCAGTATATTTATAAATGCAGAAAATGAAGGTTTAATAGTAGATTCAGTTTCTAAGAGAGTTGGGTTTATGAAATATAGTGGACATGAAGCATATATTTCTAGAGTAGCTGGGCAAGATTTTGCAATTGTTAGAACTGGTGGCACCGACATAAAAGATGGCTCATCAATTACAAAAGATTTAGATATTAGTGGTTCCGGAGACGCAACCTTTGGAGGTAATGTAACCATGTCTAAAGCAGCACCAGTTTTAGAAATTTCATCTACAAGTGGCGGTGCAGCGCAGATTATAATAGGTAGAACAGCGGACACTAAAGCAAAGATAAAAGCTGGAGACGCACTGGCTGGAGATCTTACTTTTTCAACTGGAGGAAGTCGTAGGATAGAAATAGCTAATGGTGGTGGTATTACATTTAACAATGCTTTAACCGCGACTACTGCATCTTTTTCGGGAGATATAAATATTAACGGGGGAACAGGTTATAATGATAAAAGTAATATTTATCTGTCTAATAGCAGGACTTTAATACAGTCAGATATTGTAGACCAAACTGCTAATGGAGATACAAGTTTAGATTTTCAAACAAGAAGTGGGGGTAGCACATCATCCGCTATATTTATTGATGAATTTAGAAGAGTAGGAATCGGAACGACTTCGCCTACAAGTATACTACAAATAAAAAAATCTACACTACCTAGAATTACTTTAACAAAAACTGGAGTATTAGATTGGTTTATAGGTAATCCATCACAAGGAGCAAGTAATAATTTTACAATAGGTACTAATTCAGGTAGTAATGATGAAATATTAACTCTTACTAATACTGGAAATGTAGGTATCGGAACTACTTCGCCTAACGCTAAATTAGAAGTTGCTAGTGGTCAAGCTAAAACTGTTACTTCTGGCGTGGAGTTTGCAAGATTTGGAACATCAAATGAAGCATCAAATTATGCAACTTTAAATTGTGAGATGAAAGGTGGAGCTACGGCTGCTGATAGAAAATGGATATTTCAAACAATAGAAGCTGGGGTTGCTAATGCGGGTAATATAATTTTTCAACCTGATGGAGGAAAAGTAGGAATTGGAACTGATTCACCTCAATATAAATTAGATATTGATGGGCAAATAAGAGCTGAAGGAATAGTTAATATTGGAGGATTAGGGGTTGCAGCATCTGGAGCCTTGGCTAATGTAGATATAAATGATACAGACACAAACGGAACATCAACAACCTACCAATCAAACATAACATTTAAAGCTGCGGGAGTTTTAAAAGCTCAAATAGGTAAATTATCTAATAGCACTAATTATTTTACTGCTGCAAAAAACTTTGATGGTCCAGTTAATATAATCGCTAGTGAAATACATAGCGGTCACACACATAGTCAAGAATATATCTTTGGCTATGAACCTGCAAACAGTGGTAACACATGGGGGTTAAATATAGTAGATGACACAAACACACCTAACAGTATATATATTGGAGCTGAAGGACTACACAACAATTCAAGTATATTTTTTCATGGTTATGTTAATGCTTTATGTGTAACAAGAATAAGTTTAAATCAAACTTTAGGACAATGGTTATTTGATGCTCCAGATTGTGGAACTAGTAGTACATCAGTTAAATGGAGAAAGTATAATGTCGCTGGCTACATGCAAAACATGATAAATTTTGAGTCAAGTGGAACTATAAATAATGCAACAGGTAGTTATGGTTCAATTAGCTCAGATGAAAGGGTAAAAGAAAATATAGTTGAAGCAACTTCTAAGTTAGATGATATATTATCACTTAGAGTTAAAAACTTTAACTTTATAGGTGATGACTTTAAACAAATAGGTTTAATAGCTCAAGAGGTTGAAGAAGTTTTCCCTTCTTGGGTTACTACTAGCGACACTAGAATATATAAAACACATGATGAACATGGTGTACCTTTGGAAGAACAAGGTGAACTTGTTTCTGGATATGAGGATGGTAAAGGTTTAAAAGTAGGTATGGAGTTCGCTGTGCTTGTTAAAACAATACAAGAGCTAAATGCTAAAATAGTAGCATTAGAATCTAGAATAAACGAAATGTAGTTAAAAAAATGTATTCTTATAATTAACTATCTTTGAATAAATATAAAATATGGCAATTAAGTTTTTAAGTAGTGAGAATATAGCTGGAGATATAGATGTAACTCTCTCTAAAAATGGCATAACATATTTAGCTGTAACCAATACAGATAATGGTGCCTCCGCGAACGCGCGTGTACAGGTAGTAGGGGAATCTTCACAACTTGACCTTATTGCTACTAGCGCTGGATATACAGGTGTCACAGGTTGGGCAGATTCAGGGATTGTATCTACAGATTCTGGAGCTAGTGGAGGCTTAAAACTTAACTCCCAAGCAGGCGGTATACAATTACAATCTTCAACTACATCATATGTAATAATGGATGCTAGTGGTTATTTAGGTGTAAATATGACACCAGATACATCGGTTAGGTTGTCGGTTAGTGGTGCTATTGGACCAACTAACGGAACCGAGGGCGCACCGACACATACATTTTATGGCGATCCAAATACTGGAATGTTTAGAAGTGGTGCCGATACATTAGGATTCAGTACAGGTGGAACAACTAGATTGTCGGTTAGAGCAGCAGGAATTGATGTTGTAGGAGAAACAGAAACAGATACAGCTTTAGTTACTGATAAATTAGGTATAGGGGCTATCAATAATAGTTTCAATTTATATAACAACGGAACAACTTATCTGAATGGTGATACTACAGTTGATGCTACATTTACTGTGTCAAATACAGCAACTACAAGTTCAGTATCTACTCAGTTTATGTATGGTAAGAGAACAAACTCATCAGATGGACCTATTGGTGAAATAATATATTCTAATAATGGTGATAGTGTTGCAACATTAGCAGGTTTTAGAGATGGAGCAGATGATAAAGGTTCTTTAGTTTTTCAAACACAAAATGGTTCTGCTGGTTTTGCTACTAGGCTTACTATAGCTGCACCTGGTGATGCAACCTTTACAAATAATTTAACCTTTCCAGACGCAGGACTATCTAGTAGTGCATCAGCAACTAATTTCGGTGTTTATACTACAGAAATAAGGTTGATAGACACTCCTAATGGTGGATTAAAACAATGTAGAGTAATTACAGATAATTATGGTGAATGGGTTTTAGTAGGAAGATTTGCGGCGTCTGCTATGACATCTATTCAAGGCGTTTGGTCTTCAGAATCTGGTTTAGACACATCAACCTCACAAAGCACTACAACTAAATTTTCTGCTGATTTTGGTGATAGTTATCCTACAGAAGTTAGGATAATGGGATCAACAGATTTTACTAAATGGAGAGATAATAGAACAATTGACTTTATTTATGGTGTTCCAGAAGGAAGGGCATGGAAATATTTTTTTAGTGGAGGTGCCGCAAACGGTATGACATCTGTTGGCCCAAATCACAGTGGTAATAATAAGTTTGGATGGAACATAAATGGTAGTTACGATGGATTCGGTAGGTGGGTAAACCCAGCTCAAACCTCAGTTGGTATGTCTGATACTAATGTTACAAATCCATCCGCTGCATACACCACAGCTACCAACAATGCTTTTAATTGGCATTCCGCTAGTGATGCTAAAATGACCGTTTCAGCTACAAGGACATTTAGTGGACAAGATAGTTTTGAAACAGCAGGGTTTGGTAAAGATGATGCTATTCAAGGATTTTTTGATGAATATCCTAATGAAACAAACAACATGCAGGGTGGAGTTGATTTTAGTTCTTCTGTATGGGTGTTAATAAAACTACCTACTGCTATAAGCAGTGGTTCTGGTGGTGGTTCTGGTAATCAGTGGGCTGGAGGCCCAACCACAATACACAATACTAATACTGGTTCTGTCGGTATAGGAACATCCAACCCAGGGGTTACAGGAAAAGGACTGGAAATTCAAAACATAGGAAACGACACAACAGCTTCGTTAAAATTAACAGGTCATAATAATACAGGCACTCCTGGTGCAGCAACATCTACAGAATTAAAACATATAGGAGATAGTTTAAAGTTTGCAATCAATCATGCGGGCACAGATGCATTAACTATTGGTAGTAGTGCTAGTACAATAGGATTTACACTTGCTAACACTACTGAATTAGGAACATATCCACAAGGAGCTGTAAAAAGAATTAGAATGGCTCAAGGTGGTGAAATACATTTTGGGGATACAACAACCGCAGCACCTTTAGGCATAACTGAAGGAGCATGGGATAATTTTGGAGATCAAGATAGATTAAGTATATATGCTCGAAACGATTTTAGTGTTTATTCTTATGGTGGTGCATCTCCATTAACAACTCCAAAACTACATATCGATGATGCTAATTCATATTTTCAAGGATCTAACTTTGGAATTGGAACAACTTCACCCGACCACCCTTTGGAAGTTGTAGGAGTTATATCAAGTGCAGATTCAGGGTTACAAAAATCAACTTTTGCTAATGTTGGTAATGATTTAGTTTTAACTGCTAATGCAGATGCAACTAATGTAACAGCTAACATATTATTTAAAAGTTCTGGCTCAGGTGGTGGTGCAGTAAGCGAAAAAATGCGTATTGCTTCTACTGGTGCAGTTGGAATTGATAATAGTTCGCCTGATAGTTTTAATGGTAGTGGAACTACATCTTCATCATTAGTTATAGGTAAAGGAACAAGTAGTATTTCACCACAATTAACTTTATGGCAAGGCAATTCAGCACAAGCAACTATTAATTTTGCAAGTGCTAATACTGGTGCTGGTCAATATGAAGGTAGGATTCGTTATACAAGAGATACTGGTGTTATGGATTTTAGAACTAACGGTGTAGCAAATGTATTGGTTTTAACCTCTTCAGGAAACGTAGGAATCAATGATACATCAGCCCCTAATAGATTAAGTGTAAGTGATAGTGGAAATTTAGTTTGTAGATTTACAGGTGGAACAACATTTTCTTTAATTCAAAACAATACAGATAGTTCAGTTATATTTTCAGCAAATCACGGTAATGCATCTCCCACCGGAGTTGAAAAAAGATTTATATGGCAAATGGCTGGAGGCACAGCAAAAATGAAACTTGATGACGGAACGTTAACAGTATCAGCAGATTTAATAGCTTATGGTTCACCATCAGATAAAAGATTAAAAGAAAATATTAAACCAATTGAATCAGCTTTAGATAAAGTAGAGAAACTACAAGGTGTAACGTTTGATTGGAAAGATAAAAAACAAGATAAAGCTTATGATCCTGATCAAAATTGGAAACATGATATAGGGTTTATAGCTCAAGACGTACAGAAAGTTATACCAGAGCTTGTAAGAGAAAATAAAGATGGGATGCTTTCAATGAGGCATCAAGGTATGGCGCCAATATTACTTGAAGCAATTAAGGAATTAAAAGCTGAAGTAGAAGAACTTAAAAAACAAATTAAACAATGAGTTTACCAAGTTCAGGAGAAATAAAGGCAAGTCAAATGAATACCGTAGCAAGTAGGTCGGCAACTGCCAATGCACCTTTGTCTGGTACTAGCTCAACGCCACAAAATGGTTCATTAGTTAAAATATATGCTACAGCTACTCCAGCAGTCAATCAAAGTGCACCACATTCATTTAGTGAATTTTACGGAAGAAGCTTTGTGTCTTTAACAGCTTTTTTAGTTGGTAACCCATCAGCGTTTGTTTCGGATATGTGTAGTCAATTATCTTCTCAAGCAACTTATTATCATGATGGGAGTGGTACTTATCCTGTTACTGGTGATATAGTTTACTTAAGCAACTCCACATCAAGCCCAGTAGATGGAGGTACAGGAGTACAGTGGCCAATTTTTCCCGGCGGACCTAATGCACCAGTTGGATGGTTTAGAATAACAGGAAGTACTGGAACAGTGCAATCAACAGGAGCTTGTAACCCTTAAGTTTAATTAATATATTTATAAAAAGATAGTAATGGCAATAAAAATATTAAGTAGCGAAAATATAACAGGGAATGTACATCTAACAGATGAAAAAATATTAGCTTTTAGAAGCACTAATGATTACTCTATACAATATAGAGATTTAGATTTCAGATTTATTGGTTCAGCAGATGGTACAACAAATAGATTCTTTTCTTTTGGGCATTATACATCTGATAATCCAGCGGGTACCTGGAATGGTAAAGTTTATATAAATTCATATACAGGTGCAGTAGGAATCGGAGCAAATTTGCCTGATGGTAATTTAGAAGTTATTGCAAGTACAGTTGTTAGTGGTGCTTCAGATAGTGTAAACAATGTTCTTATAGGTCTACAGTCTGCTAATAGACCAACAATTATATTAGATACCGCTGACACTACATATACAAATAGAACTTGGAATATAACTAATGTTGGTTCGGCAGGAAGTTTATTTATTGGAAGAAATGGTCTTGATACTATGGTAATGTCTAATGATGGAAAAGTATCAGTATATAATGATTTTATAATAAACAACTCTTCGCCAGAACTATATATGCAAACTGGTGGCTCACATTATAACTGGTTATTAGCAGCTCAAGAAAGTGTAGATGCGGGATTTGAAATAGCCTCACAACCTGCTGCTGGTGGAAGTTTTGATATACGCATGTTAATTAAAGGTGATACTGGAAGAGTAGCTATAGGTGGAACTACAACATCCGCAAATACATTAACGTTACAAGGCACAGGCACCGAGCTAGATTTAACAAACACATCTGGTAGTGGTAAAAATTATAGATTTAGTTCAGTTTCTAATGGTGATTTTGAAATTATTGATAAAACAGCTAATCAAGAAAGAATGAAAATTGACACTAATGGTGTCGTTACATTTACATCTCCACAACCTATAGGTGTAGTTTTTAAAACTACAAGTGCAAGTTATGGTGCTATGAATATTTACAAAGACCATACGGGAACTACAAGAGGAGCCGCTGGTTTTAATTCTACTTCAATGTATTTCGGTGGTGAAGCAAACACAAACACTATATTACAGGCTGGCGGACAAACGAGTTTATTTTGTGATGAAGGTAGTCGAAATGTTGTTATTAAAGGAACTACTATTAATGGTGCGTTCGGAGCAAGTAATTCAATACTAGCTGTTAAAGCTGTTTCATCTGGTGGTGAAGGTATTATACAGATACAAGGTCAAGGTAACCAAAATACAGATACTGTTGGACAAATACAATTTTATAGTTATAATGTATCTACACCTTATGCATCAATTGTAGGTAGAAGATACACTAGCGACACTGAAGGTAGTTTAGTTTTCAATACGAGTAATGTTGAAAGGTTTATAATAGCAAACGATGGTGATATTTATAATAGAGAGTCTGTAAATAGAGCAAACACTTTTTATGGTTATCATGCTGCTAAAGCTTCTGCAACTGGTACAAGTAATAGTGCTTATGGTTACGAAGCTTTGTATGATTTAACAACTGGAACAAATAATGTTGCTATAGGAAGATCAGCATTACAAGATTTAACAGTTGGAGCTAGTAATGTTTGTATAGGTAATTCAGCAGGCTCAGGTGGGGATTTTGGAGAAAGTGTTTTTGTTGGATATTTAGCTGGGCAAGTAAATACTCAAGGTGGTATAGTAGGAATAGGAACTGAAGCATTAAAAAATAATACAAGTGTAAACAATACAGCAGTAGGACATAGAGTTTTAATTAACAATACAACAGGAGATTCAAATACAGGATTAGGTTTTAGAGCGTTAGATACAAATGTAACAGGAAATAACAATACAGCAATAGGTAGTGAATCATTAAAAAACTCAACAGGTGGAAGCAACACAGCTGTTGGAACTCAATCATCTTTAGACAATACAGGTGGTGGTCAAAATGTAGCAGTAGGAGTTTCAGCCTTAAGAGTTAATACAACAGGAAGCAATGCTGTGGCAATAGGATGGGAAGCATTAAAATCAGATGTTACTGTAGAAGAAAGTGTGGCGGTAGGTGCAAGAGCTTTATATAGCCAAACATCAGGTCGTAACCATGCTATTGGTTTTCATTGTCTACAAGACTTAACAAGTGGAGTTTATAATACTGGTGTCGGTGGTGAATGTATGGAAAATGTTACTACAGGAGGGGAAAACACCGCAATGGGAGCATTTGCATTAAGATTTATAACAACCTCTGGCAATAATACTGCAATAGGATATAAGACTTTATACAGTCAAACTTCAGGAAGCTCCAATACAGGTGTTGGACATCAGGCGGGAGAGTTTATTAATGATGCTAACTATACTACTCTTGTAGGTGCTCAATGTGGTTCTTTGATAACCAATAATGATTATAACACTATGATGGGGTATTACACTGGTAGAAACACAACTACTGGTGAAAACAATGCTTTCTTCGGTGCTATCGCAGGAAGGTTTAATTCAACAGGTAGTAGAAATACTTATATAGGTTGTCAAGCTGTAGATAACCAAACACACACAGGAAGCGACAATACTGTAGTAGGTTTTGCAGCGGCTCAAAATATAATTTCTGGTTATGACAATATTTTAATTGGTAAAGGTGTTGCAAGTGGTTTAACAACTGCAAATGCTAACATTGGTATTGGTATTGATGCGTTAGATTCTTGCACAAGTTCTGCTGGTAATGTTGCAATAGGTTATGCTTCTATGGGTGGGGGAGCAATGTCTGGAACAGGAAGGAATATTGCTCTTGGAGATGCATCTATGTATAATGTTACAAGCGGTCAAAACAATATTGCTATAGGTTGGAATGCAGGTAGAACAGGTAGTAATACTCCAGATTCATTAGGCTCAATTACTACAAATAGTAACGAAATACAAATGGGTAATAAATCTCATTCAGGAGCATTTATTCAAATAGGTTGGACTACGGTTTCAGATGCAAGAGACAAAGGAAATGTTAAAGATGTGCCACATGGATTAGATTTTGTAAATCAATTACAACCAAAATCATTTGAATTTAAACCAGATAGAGAGGTAGAAGATACGGATGGAATTGAAAGATATGGATTCTTAGCTCAAGATGTTTTAGAACTTGAAGGAGACAATCCTGTTGTAGTAAATAAAAATGATGAAGATAAATTAAAAATGACTAATGATTATTTAGTGCCAATATTAGTAAATGCAATAAAAGAACTAAAAGCAGAAATAGAAATATTAAAAAATAAATAATTAACTTTATAAAAAATTAAATTATGGCAAATTTTTATAAGTGGACAATAAATCAAATGAATGCCCGTATTGAAGAAGATGGGAATAAAAATGTAATATTTAATGTACACTGGACATATACTGCTCAAGATGATAAAGATGCGAAATACTCCGCTAGTACAATAGGAACTTACTCTTTGGAGTACAATCCTTCAACACCCTTTATACCTTATGCAGATGATGAGGCATTTGAAAATATTGTTATTGGATGGTTAAAAGACGGTTTGCCTGTTGCTGATATGGAAGCAAATTTATCTAAACAAATAGATTTAGAAAAAAAACCTATTGATGAAGACTTATATTTTACATGGGATAATCCACCAGTACCACCTATTGAAGAATAATATTATTTTACTATATTTGTTTTTTATAACTTAAATTAAATCTAATACTATGGCAAAAATTACAGAAGAAGAATTAAAAAGACTTCAAGGCATGAATGCTGAGTTTACAAAAACTAAACTAGCACTTGCAGATTCATTACTTCAACAAAAAGAATTAATGGTTCAAATGGACAATCTAAGATCTGCATTTAAAGTAGATGAAAAAAATCTAATGGAAGCTTACGGAAACGATGTTTCTATTGATTTAGCAACTGGAGAAATAAAAGAAAAAACAGAAGAAGCACAAACTGTAGAAGAGTAAAAATGGCAAGAATAAGTAACACTAGCGTATATCCAAATATTAATCCTGTATTGTCAGATTACTTTGTTTTGACTGATGCTAATGATGACTTATCTACTAAAACTTGTACACTAGAGTCTTTACAACAACTTTATAATGTTGATGTAGTTTCAAAATCTATAACAGTTTCTCCACTTTATCTAAATGTTTTAGCAACTCAAGACTTTGAAATACTTCCTGCACCAGGTTCTGCATATGTATATGACATACAAAGAATTGTCGTTTTTATGGATCCAGGCTCTACAGTGTATGATTTTGCAACAGATTTACCATCATTTGATATGGGATCATTAGCACTTAGTGATATTCAAATATCTACCATGAACTCTTCAACAGATGTTGTTGAAGTAATTTATACTGGAGGTACTACTAATTTTGTGTTACCAACTAATACTTCGGTGGTTTTGTCCAAAGCTGGTAGCAACCCTACACAAGGCAATGGAACGCTTTATGTTAATATTTCTTACAGAAAACTAAAGTTAAATTCAACTTTCTAATCAAATGGACATCCGTAAGATTTCCATAGGAGCAGATTACAAGTCTGGTGCCATGCATTATATTGTAGGGCAAAGTGTTTTAGGAGGTTCATATGTTATTCATTTAATACAACACGACGCCTCTTCTAGTTCATTTAAAATATGGATAGAAAAGAATCAAGAGTTAATTATGTGGAAAGAGTTTAAAAACACAATGCCCATTTCTGTAGAATATAATTTAAACTTTTAATGCAGTCTCCACATTCTTTCATAGTTCGACCAGTAAAAGGAAGAAGGTATGACAATATAAAAGACATAGGTGGTATTGACTTTATAACTAGCGTTTCTAAAGAGGACCACAAAGCATCGAACAGACAAGCAGAAGTTGTGTCTACACCATTAAATTATTCTGGAGATATAAAAAAGGGCGATATACTATTAGTTCACCACAATGTTTTTAAATTTTATTTTGACATGAAGGGTAGAGAAAAAAGTGGTAAAAGTTTTTTTAAAGAAGATTTATTCTTTATTGACAACGATCAGTTTTTTTTATATAACAAAAAAGGTAAATGGTATGGTCATGATAGATATTGTTTTGTAAAACCTATTCCAAAAAAAGATTTTTATTTAAAAGGTGTTGGTGTTAAGGAAGAACCTTTGCATGGTGTAATAAAATACTCTAACAAACAATTAGAACAATTAGGTGTGAATGAAGGCGATGAAGTCTGTTTTACACCTGATAGTGAATATGAGTTTTATGTTGATGATGAAAAATTATATCGTATGTTTACTAATAACATAGCATTAACATTATGATGGATAGTAAAAAAATAAAAGAAGAAATAATTAAAGCTGGTGAAAAAGCAGTTATACAATTAATTAAAGTAGCAAAAGAAGATATTATTAAATACGAAAAAGATGATGAGTTGGCGGCTGACAGATTGAAAAATGCAGCCGCTACAAAAAAACTTGCTATCTTTGATGCATTCGAGATATTAAAAAGAATTGAAGATGAAAAGCAATTAATAGATGGAATTGACATAGTTAAAAATAATACGCCTAAAGGATTTGCAGAATCAAGATCAAAATAGTTTATTTAGAAAGCTGTACAAAATTGTGCCAAACAATGTTATGGCAACAAAGAACAGAGCACGTACATGGCTATATGGTTATAATCCTAAATATGATTTTGTAGTAATTTCTAAAACTGGGCAAATTGATCAAATAATAAATATAAATGGTTTAAATATTGCCTTACCTAAGCCTCCCGCGCGCGTGTATGCGAGAGACAAAAAACAAAAAGAACAATATTGGGAGCCACATGTTTTGCCTAAAGAGTTAAAAAGAATACAGTCTATATTCCATTGGCACGAAACACCACCACAATTTAAAAACAAATGGGTAGATTATATTGAGCAAGAGTTTGACAGGAGAGATGAAGGTTTTTGGTTTATGAATAATGGAGAACCAACCTATATAACTGGCACTCATTATATGTATCTGCAATGGACAAAAATTGATGTTGGTCATCCAGATTTTAGAGAAGCAAATAGATTGTTTTATATTTTTTGGGAAGCATCTAAAGCGGATAAAAGAAGTTTCGGTATGTGTTATTTAAAAATAAGACGTTCTGGATTTTCTTTTATGAGTTCATGTGAGGGTGTAAACACTGCAACAATTACTAAAGACTCAAGAATAGGTATACTTTCTAAAACTGGTGCCGATGCCAAAAAAATGTTTACAGATAAAATTGTACCTATTTCTAACAATTATCCGTTCTTTTTTAAACCCATACAAGATGGTATGGATAAACCTAAAACTGAATTAGCTTATAGAGTTCCAGCTTCTAAAATTACAAAAAAAAATATGTATGTTATAGATGAGGAAGAGTTAGAGGGATTAGACACTACAATTGACTGGAAAAATACATCTGACAACAGTTATGATGGTGAGAAGCTACAGCTTTTACTTCATGATGAAAGTGGTAAATGGGAAAGACCTGAAAACATTTTAAACAACTGGAGGGTTACAAAAACATGTCTTAGGTTAGGTAGTAAAGTTATTGGCAAATGTATGATGGGTTCGACATCTAATGCTTTGGATAAAGGAGGTGCTAATTTTAAATCTTTATACGAAGATTCGGATTGCATGAAAAGAAATTCTAATGGACAAACAAAAAGTGGTTTATATAATTTGTTTGTTCCGATGGAATGGAATATGGAAGGTTTTATAGATAGATATGGAATGCCTGTATTAAAAACTCCTAAAGAACCAGTTATGGGTATAGATGGAGAATTAATTTATCAAGGAGCTATTGATTATTGGCAAAACGAAGTAGAATCACTTAAAAACGATCCAGATGCATTAAACGAGTTTTATAGACAATTCCCAAGATCTGAGTCTCATGCTTTTAGAGATGAAAGCAAACAGTCGTTATTTAATCTGACAAAAATATATCAACAAATAGATTACAATGATTCTTTAATAATGCAACATCATGTAACCCAAGGAGGTTTTCATTGGAAAGATGGAATAAAAGATTCTAAGGTAATATGGAGCCCAAATAAAAGAGGAAGATTTTTTGTAACTTACATTCCAAAGGCTTCGCTTCAAAATAACGTTATAGAAAGAGGAGGGCATAAACGACCAGGAAATGAACATCTTGGTTCATTTGGTTGTGACTCTTATGACATTTCTGGAGTTGTTGTTGGGAAAGGTTCTAACGGATCATTACATGGGTTGACTAAATTTAATATGGATGACGCACCTAGTAATGAGTTTTTTCTTGAATATATAGCCAGACCTCAAACAGCCGAAATATTTTTCGAAGAAGTTTTAATGGCTTGTGTTTTTTATGGTATGCCAATATTATGCGAAAACAATAAACCACGTTTGCTGTATCATTTTAAAAATAGAGGATATAGGGGGTATTGTTTAAATAGACCAGATAAAAAATATAACAAGTTATCTAAAACCGAAAGAGAATTAGGTGGGATACCTAATAGCTCAGAAGATGTAAAACAATCACATGCATCTGCAATTGAATCCTATATAGAAAAACATGTAGGATTGGATTTAGATGGAACTTATAGAGATAAAGATGTTATGGGTACAATGTATTTTCAACGAACACTAGAAGACTGGGCGAAGTTCGATATAACTAATAGAACAAAATTTGATGCCGCAATAAGTTCTGGTTTAGCAATTATGTCTAATCAGAAACACCTATACACCCCAACTCAAAAACAATCAAAAATAAGCATTAACTTTGCAAGATATAATAACAAAAGTTCAGTTAGTCAATTACTTAAAAGATGAAAGACGTTACAATTAATATACAATCTGCTGCTTTTCCTGATCAATTTGTTTCAGACTCAACAAAAGACACAGTAGAATATGGTTTACAGATAGGACAAGCAATACAATATGAATGGTTTAGAAGAGATAATGGTTCATGTAGATTTTATGATCAGTGGGGTGAGTTCATGCGTCTGCGCTTGTACGCGCGAGGGGAGCAGTCAATTGCTAAATATAAAAATGAATTAGCTATAGATGGTGATTTATCTTATTTGAATTTAGATTGGACACCAGTTCCTATTATACCAAAGTTTGTCGATATTGTTGTAAATGGAATGTCTGATAGATTATTTAAAGTAAAAGCATATGCAGAAGACGCAATGTCTGCTGAAAAAAGAAACGAGTTTCAAAAACAAATAGAAGGTGAAGTAATAGCAAAACCTTTATTCAATCAAATACAAGAAGACTTTGGTATAAATGTATTCCAGTCTGATCCAGGTGAACTTCCAGAATCAGATGAAGAAATGGAATTGTACATGAATATGAAATACAAGCCAGCTGTTGAAATAGCAGAGGAGGTTGCAATTAATACATTATTTTCTGAAAATCATTACAATGATATAAG